GTTGGGTTGAAGGCTTGGACAAAGACAGTTTTGATGCCGCCGACTGAATCACGGCATCCGAGGGCGTAGCCCGTAGTTAGGGAGCAAGACATAGTGTATATTTTATTTTAAGGTGGAACAAAATAACGGGGGGCAGTTACCCGCCCCCCTTACACTTAGGCCAATCTCCAGTCAACGATGAGGTCAGGGTAAGCGAACTGCACACCTGCTTTGAAGGCGGCTTGGAAGCGAACTTCATCGTTGTCCTTGGAGTACCACAACTCAAAGTTCTCCTCGTCGGACAAGAGGTCGGTTCCATAGAACAAGTTACCGAGGTAGGTGGTAACGATGCGATTCGTTCCGAGCAAACCAGGTACGGCGATGACACGGATGTTTGTGCCTGGGTAAAGGATTTCACCATCGGCCAAACCTTGCAGGTCGACTTGGTTGTACATGACACCCGTGTTGGCTTTGAAGGCCATTACCAAGGTGCGGAAAGTGTCCCAACCGCAGAACATCACGAGGTCGGTCTTGGTCAAGATAGCTTGTGGGATGCGGGTGTAGATGGTGTCAAAGATGCTGATGACATTGGAGGTCGTGATAGAACCCGAAATCGCAGCGGTGTTACCCGATACGGTGCTACCCGATGCAGCGTTTAGCAACTGGTTTACACCGCTGAAGTAGGAGTTACCCTGCCAGATAGCGTTCTCCAACGCTTCAGCGATGCGGAGAGCCTTCTGCTCGGCGAATGCCTGCTCGAATGGTACGCCGTCGTATTGGCTACCAGCAGTCAACTGGGACTGCATCCAATACTGCTCCAAGGAACGAGGGCAGAGGGATTCTTGAATCTTCATCACGCCAACGGTGATATTCCGCTGAGTGAAGGAGGTGTTGCCTGTTGCAGACCAACCGCAGACCGTTCCTGACCCGATGTTAGCATCGGTGTCCATGAGGTTAAGGGCGGCGGCTGACTTGATACCAACTTGCTTGGTGAACAGGGCAGCAGAACGAGCGGCGAATACCGCTTTGGTGATGAGGGGGAGGCGCTGCTGCTCGGTGTAAGTAGTCAGCGGGGAAACGAATGAATAACTCATGGCTTTGTTTTAAGGGGGTTAAGGATTAATTGGATTTTTTGAGAGTTTGGATTGCTTGTGCAAGGGCATTGAAGTTCTGCGTTGCAGCGGCCTTGCGTTGCTCCACAATAGCGGAGGCGGTTGGCTTCGGGGCTTCGGAGGGTAGTTCTGCGACCTTCTCAACGATGTCGGTCATGGTTTCCATCTGCGAGGCAAATGCGGACATTTTCTCATTCATCTTGCCCATCTCGGTGTAGGCGGCCTTGAGTTCCTCCATAATGCTGACGAGGTGCTTCTTGACGATTTCTTCCACCATTGCGGGGTCCACCATCGGATAGCCTTCGGCGATTTCACTCACCACTTCACCTGCAACTTCGGGGGTTATTTCAGCAGCAACGGCGACTTCTTCGGCAGGTGCTGGGGCTTCGGCCACGACGACTTCGGTGATTTTGCCACCTTCGGTTTTGATGACACCAACGCCTTCCACTTGATGCTCGCCGTCGGGAGCGGGCAGGGTTTCGTCCTCGGTGATGACATAAACGGCTGTACCTGCAACGAGGTCGCCGTCCACTCGGACAACAGTACCGTCCACCAACTTGTAGTCGGCAAAGGCTTGCTTTTGGGTTGTGAACTTCCGCAACTCGGTGCGGAGGGTGTCAATGGCTGCTTTTAGGTTCATAGATTAAAGGGATTTGTAGGTTGGGTTGATATGTTGCAAAAAGTTGGTCAAATCGTCTGCGAGGCCCGCAAGTGCGACCTCTAATTCAGTCCCCGTGTTCTTCATGCCGAACAAGCCCTCCACGGAGAAACCCTTGAAGGCGTGGCGGTTCTCCCACACTTCGTCGTTCTCGACCTTGAAGGACCCGAACCAAGAGCCGTCGGGGGTGTCCTCGTAGCCCTTGGGGGGAAGGATGCCACGCTCGGTGTCGGTGATGTAGGATTCAAACATGAAGACCCCGTCCAGTTCGGCGTTGTGGTAAGCGTTCACATTGTGCTGGTTTCCTTGCTTGAAATACTTTTGGACAATCTTGCGGATGGTCGCTTTGTCGAATACGACATAGTACTCCCCGTAGGTGTCGTCTTTCCGGTAGATGGGAGTATCGGCAAGCATGAGCGGCCCGGTCAGCACCCTGCGTTCTCCCGTTTCGGCGAAGCGTTGCGGGGTCTTGGCGAAGGCTTGGAAGGGCTTTTCGATAGCGGGCATATCAACGAGGGCGACAAACTGCACGCCTTCGTCCACTTCGTCCACGGTCATTCGGTACACGGGAAGTTCCATGGTGGGATATGTAGCGGTTAGCCCAATGTTGCAAATTCGGACAAGCGACGCACCCTGCTGGTCGTCTGCTGGATGTCACGCTCAACCACATAGGCCCGCATGGGTTGGTTCTGCTGACCCTGACCCGATGACAGGTCGCCCGTTCCGAGGTTGGTCGTTTGGGGGTTGGCAAAGATGGGCGGCGGGGTCATGCTTGCACCCGATGCTCCACCCATTACGCTTCCACCTGGTGCGCTTCCTCCACCGCCTTGGAATTGGGTCGCTTTAATCTTGGCCACATTCGCAAGACCTGCGGCAAGGGCAAGACCTGCCTCAACAAACCGCTGGCCTGGGAAGACGGTTTCCGTGGGCTTGATGGCCAAGGCCGAGTTGACGGCAAGGTAGGTGCTGACAATGGCTTGGGCGATGCTTGCCGCTTTGGACACATTGAAGGCCCGCCGTTGGGCTTCTTCGCTCTTGCCTGCACTTGCTTGGATGATGTCACCGATGACGGCGAAGGACTGCCCGACATACTTCTCACGGAGGGATGCGAGGTCCGCTTCCCGTTGCGCTTGCCCCGCTGCTGACTTGGCATCAGCATCGTTCCGCAAACGGATGTCCCGAAGATAGGCATCCCGCCTGCGTAGCATTTGGTCGTCTTGGGCTTGGTCCTGCTTCATGATGCGGTCCAGCTCCATCTCGTAGAGGGTGAGGTTCAAGTCCTCCACGAACTTGATAATGGCGTTGTTTTCTGCTTGCAGGTTCAGCAAGCGTTGCCTGGTGGCCGCTTCTTCGTCCTTGCGGCGTTGCTCCTGTTGGGCTTTGCGCTTGTTGTCAGCAGCAATGAGTGAATCGGTATGCCTATCGTATGCTTGGCGGTACTGCTCTAGTTGGGCTTCCTCCCGTTGCAGGGCCATTGCCTGCTCCGCTGCCCGTTGCTTCGGGTCGGGCAAGTTCAGGAACCGACGCACCGCTGCCGTGAGGTCATCCCACTTGGCTATCAATAGCCCGATGGCGGCAACTGCTGCACCGATACCCGTGGCAAGGAGGGCAATGCGAAACGCTTTCATCGCTCCCGTGCTGGTTCCCACCGCCACGGCGTACAATGCCTGCGCCGCTGCTTGGCCTTGGGTTATCAAAATTGAATCCTTGTTCAGCAGGTTGGCCACCTGTTGCACCCCGTTGGCAAGGGCCATGGCCGCTTGGACTTTGACCAAGGACTTCTGCAGTTCTTCTTCCTCCGCTCCGAATAGTGCCGCTGCACCCTGGGCGATTTGGAATCCCGCCGTGATACCCTGAATGGCCCCGACAAAGGTGTCAATGGTTCGGGTATCGGATGCGAGTTGCTTAATCCTTTGCTGCGTGTCCCCGATTTGGTCTTTTAGTTTTCCCGCTTCGGCTTCCATCTCACGGAACGCCTTCGTCCCGTCTTGGCCAGCGAGGGCCATGTCCGCAAGGGTTTTCTGCAATTCCCGCAAGCGGGTCTTTGCGCTGGTCGTGCCAGCGGCGGTTGAATCTTTAAGCCCTACTTCGAGGACTATTTCTTTGGTTACATCTGCCATGGTTATCCTTCAGAGGGGAGTTCGGGGTTTACGGGTGGTTCATATCCTGGGTCCACAGGGTCGGGGTCAATCGGGCCATTAAATAGTCCCGACGGGTCGCTTCTTGGTGGTGAGGTGGACTTTGCGGCAAACTCGGAGAGGTTGAGGATGCGTCGGAGCGTCACTTGGCAGGGCTTCATCTGCCCTACCAAATAGTCCCTGATTTCAAGCAACCGCCAACGGATGCCGCCGTAATACACGGGCTTTCGAAAGTCAAGTTGGTAGATGTCCACGCTTGATAGCAGCATCGTGAGTTCCAACTGCAAGGCTTCTTGGGACACCGTTTCGTTGATGTAGTTCAGCCAGTAGGTGTTGTAGAGGTTGTTGTTCGTGTAGGCGTACGGGTTGCCACTTGCGTTCACGGCGTTGTAATAGACCAACCTTGGCTGCCCGAAGGTGAGGTCCACATTCGGGGCGTAGGGGTTGTCAATGTGGGACACGAAGGGCATCTTAAGGATGCCGACGGATAGGGCCACATTCCCGCTGACCCCGTATTGGTAGGCCCATTCGGTCTGCCCTTCGATAAGGTTGTACTGCGCCAATCGGTAGCCCGTTTGCAGGGGCTTGATGGTCCCGCTTGCAAGGGTTCCGTCAATGTCCCAAGTTCTTCCAACTATTTTGTCGGTGCTGAAAGATGCGGGGATGAGTGTCCCGCATAGTGTTTCCACCACCTTGTCCCCCTTGCCGTAAAAGTTACCCGTGTTGAAGATTCGGCCTCCATATCCCTCACGAGCCAACGGGTAGGACTGCTTGTAGGTTTTGGACAGGTAGTCCCCCATGTCCTTGTACTTGAACACGATGTTGGTGTAGGCGTTGGGGTCGCCGTTGGTGAGGTTCTGCTCAGCGTTTTCGTCGGATTTTTGCGACCAGTCCACCACCGACCCCGATGAGTAGAAGTCCTTCCAAGGTTCAATGTATAGGAGTTTCGGGTCCTGCGGGTCGGGCATGAACTGCAGGTTGAACATCTTCTGCAAATCTTGCAGGAGGTCGCTCTGCTTGACATCGGCAGGCAAGGCCGTCCGCATATCCAGCACTCCAATCCCAACGGGGTTTTCAAGGCAGGTCCATTGGACCGTTGCCCCCGACAGGATGGAGAAAGTACTCGTCAAAAAGTTTGGACCCGCCGTGACTGCGAAACCAATGTTGGCCGTCGTGTTGGCTGGGATGGTTACATTTTGGAAGCGGACCGTGAACTGGGTATTGGTTGCAAAACTTATCCCCGTGATGACTGCGTTATCCGTGGAGTTCGTGATGTTTCGGATGGACATACTCGCCCCGAACCTTCCAGCAGTTGTGCCGCTGACGGTTAGGGTGACATCCACATTCCAACGGGTTGCAACGGCTGGATTTGAGAATACGCTGGACGATGCGACCCAATAACCTGGGTTGTCGTAGAACGGCGCAGGGGTGTCTTTGGGGAATAGAGCGGTTGCGTTTGTGCTTCCTGCAAAGGTCACATTCCCCGTACTTTGCGCAAGGATATTGGACCCCGACAAGTTTACGGGCATGGTCCCCGCTGCGTATGGGATGACCAGTTTATTGAATAGCGACGAGTTGAAGAAACTTGACGAATAGCGAAACCCCGCCTCGGCAAAGATGAGGTCCACCATCTTCTTGACATAGATGCTGGGACCGAGCCTCCACCATGGTGCTTGGAACCAACCGCCTCCTTGGTTGAGGATATCCGTGAACCCCGCCGCATCTACAACCCCGTAAACATACCCGCTACTCAACGCACCGCTTGCCGTCCAAGTGCCGCTCACATGGCCGCTCGTGGGCGTGTGGTTCATGCCTGTCACTCCCGCCGTATTCACAAGCATATTGCCCTCAATGGCTTTGAACAGGGACACATTGTCCGTGAACAACCCCACCTCGTAGGTGACGGTTCCCTTGGTCTTGGACATGGATAGCAACTGCAGCACGCCCGAAAACACCTGCACCCCGTCCTCCCACATAGCGGCACGAATCCGCTTATTGGGTTGGAATCCACCCACAAAGGATTGGATGTTGTAGGCATACGCAAAGCAGGCCCGATTCGTCGGGGTGTTCGGCAGGGTGATGGTCTTACTGAACGACCCCCGTTGCTTGGTCACATCTTCAATGTCCCCGATGCTATAGGTGACGGCGATGTCGGTCCCGCCCATCGTGTCCAGCACATAGGGGACCTCAACATTGGAATCGTTGAGCGGGTAAGCGATTAGCGTGACGCTCATAGAATTGAATTGTCGTAGGCTACGGCCACCTCGATTTGCAACTGCGTGAGGCGGTCATTTCGTCTGGTTACAAATTGATACTGGTTGGCATTTACCACCGCTTCCACGAGGGTTCCCCCAAGTTCCAACCACACATACCCGCTCCGTACCATTTCAATCAACCACTCGGATTCGGCATCAGTCAGCCAATCGCTATTCAAAGCGTACACGAAGTCAAACGACCCCGCCCAAACCTTGTTGTAGGTGGTCGTGGCGTACACATCGGAGTTATACCCGAAGACCTCCCGCTGGATGTTGGCCCGCTTCCTGTTCTTCATCGTGAAGGTGTAGGAATCAATGCCGCCGTACTTGTTGACGAAGTGGACGGGGATGGAGTTGAAACGCTGGCAGGGGCCGAAGGTGAAAGTGGTTGCCGCCGACTGACCAGCCGCATTGGATATGAACCGCACCGTGTAGGAATCCCCCTCAACCGCTCCGCTCAATGCAGGGATGCTCCCCAAAAGATTTGCAGGTCCGCAGGCAAAACGCTGGATGTTGAAGTCCGTAGTCCCCGAAAGGCTAGGGTTGACCGCAAAATCGTAGTTCACGGACTTGTAATTCACCCGTGCCGATACGAGCCATGAATCAAAGCCAGCGGCCACATATTTTGTCCCGTTGATGGCAAGGAAGTTGCTACCTCCTTGGTACACGGTGAAGGCTTGCGGGGTTGTCAGCGGACGGACATTGGTAAAACTGCTCCCGATGCGGAAGTACCCGCTCAAACTCCACCCCGCCAACTCCAACTGCTCCAGGTTCCCCGCAAAGGCCATCACCCCGCTGACCGTTGTGGTCGCTCCCGTGACGGCGGGGGTGTTCCCGTACTCTTGCGTGAAGTCCAACCGATACCCCGAATAGAACCCCGAATGGTCAGCAAATCCCGTCTGCGTCAGCGATGGGGCGGTCGGGGCTACGAGGGTTTCAACCACTTTCTGCACATCAAAGAACCCGAAGTTTGTGGTCGGTAGTTTGTCGCATTTCAGCCTTGCTAGCGTCGTCCCTGCGGGGTTCTTCACATCGCAGACATAGCGGTAATTGGGTTGCGCAATCAGCGAGCCGCTGACCTTGTAGAGCATCTTGTTGTAAACGGGGGTCGCTACGAGGGGCGAACCTGATAATACGGTTATGGACATGGGTTATCGGACGGTTGCGACGCTTATGGACTTGCCGAGGACTTCGGCTATGTTTTCGGTAAGCACATCCACCATTTCCTTGGTGGCTGCGTTGGACATGAAGTTGGTGGCCCGTAAGCCTTCCCTGCTGATTTTGCGGGCGATGTTGATGGCGAAGGATCTGTTTGCCGCTTGCTTATCCCTGCCCTGCAATGGGATCCCCTTGAATGCGATCCACTCTTGGATGGGTCGGATCGGGATCGGGTTGCCCTTGAATCGGAACGGGCTATTTGGCGCACGGTTGCTTTTCTGCGTTCCCTTGACACCTAGGTCCACAAACTTCCAGTAATCGTTGGCCTTGATAGCCACCACAAAGGAGGAATCGGTCAGCGTGATGGGTTCAACGGTTATGCTTTGGGCAAGGGAGTTGCTGGCAATGGCGTTGGCGTTTGCGAGGTTCTGCTTGGCGAGCCTCACCACCCCATCCAGCCACTTGGTGACCAGAGCGTATGACTTGTTCTCAATCGCTCCATCCGCAA